TTTCAGAAGTAACCATCACTCATGAAGGGTACTTTGATCAAAAAGGCAATGCTGTGAAAGACAACAAAACAGGCGAAAACAAAACAGCACCTGAACCAGAATGGCAATTGTTTGAAAAATGTGTGCGTGGAGACAGCACAGACAATATATTTTCTGCTTTTCCAGGAGTGAGAACCAAAGGTACCAAGACCAAAGTGGGTCTGCGTGAAGCATATGAAGATAGAAAGAACAAAGGATTCAATTGGAACAATATGATGTTACAGAGATGGATGGATCACGAAGGTGTGGAACACAGAGTATTGGATGATTACAATAGGAACGTTATACTGTGTGATTTACGAGCACAACCAGATGAAATAAAACAAATTATGGCCCAAACTGTGGCAGAAGCAGCCCAACCCAAAGCAGTGGAACAAGTGGGAATCAAATTGATCAAATTTTGTGCCAAATGGGACATGCAAAGAATTGTGGACCAAGCACAGAGTTATGCAGAACCATTGAATGCCAAATATAAAATTAAAGAGGAGGTCACAGCATGACAGTGATTGCTAAACCCATATTGGACGGCAAATTTTGGATACTGGAATCTGAAGGTATCAAGTTGGGCACACTGTGTCGTCAAGAAGATCACAGATATATGTTCAGTTGTGCCACTGGTACAAAAATGTTTGACACTGAACAACAATTGCGACAAGAATTCCAAGGTGATTGGTTGTGGGGTAATACCACTGTGACTGTTACTCAAGAATCCATTGCAGACATCAACACAGTGTATGGATATCCCACCAAGTTTGAACCTTGTAATCCAGTGTTTGACGTGCAGAAGAAATTGCCATTGTTCACCAAAAGTAAAAAATCCAAATCACTGTATTGTGCTGGATATTACATTATTAAATTTGAAAAAGGGTGGGTCAAAAGTTTCTGTCCCAAACTGCTCACCATAGACAGATATCCCAACAAAGGACCATTCAAAACATTGCTGGAAATGAAACAAGAACTCAGCAGTGCCAACAAACAGGAAGGACACACCTCAAATGAGTAATGCACCCATTAACACAGCGCCTTTGCAACAATTGATACAACAGATCAAAGTGGCTGATCAAAGCAATCAAAAAGAAGTAAAAATTGACATTGCCACTGCTAAAAATGTGGCCTACACACTGGGCATTGTGATGAGTAGATTGGCAGGCAATTATGAAGAACTGTTGACCAAAAAAGACAAAGAAGAAACCATACAGATACAGATGGATGGGGGCAAACTGTGAGCATCACTGACAAAGAAATAGAGCAGATAGCCAGTACCAATCTACCCAACAATCATTTTAATCCTTACATGACTGCTCCTGAATACTTCCAAGAAGAGGGCGAAAACATGTGGATTAGATTCAAATTAAAGGCGTTTTTTCCCTTGCTTGGCATCAGTTTGATGTCTACAATTGCACTGGTGTGTGTGCTGCTATACACCTTGTTTTAGCATAAATTTTGTGGTGTCCACACCACTGTACCAAAAAAATATCTTACCAAAAGACATAAATATACGTGCTTAACTCAGTTCACAAGGAAAACATGAGTAGACCCAAGCCCACAGTTCTTTTGGAGAACGTTAATAAAAAAGACTACAAATCCGAACAAGTTTTGGATGCAGAAGCCATCTGGGCCGTGTTTTACAAGAATAAACCATTCAATCTCAAATCATCCAACATGACCACCAATTATCCTGGTCCCAAATACAAGAAGGTTTCTTTTTCCAATCCAGGACATGCATTCAATCTTGCCAAGAAACTCAACACTCTTTTCAATGTGCAGGATTTCACAGTGATCAAACTCACACAAGGTGAAACAGTCACCGAAAAATAATGGACTGGAAAACCACCTACACTAAAATATTCCTCCAGCAGGCCAACATAAGCATCACGGAAACTACCATAAAGGAATACCTACCCGTTTGGTGGCGCAACAGCCGTGTGAAAGATGAAGGAGGATTGAGGCTCACTGAAGAAGGTTTGAAGTTTGTGCAGGATCGCCTGCAACTGCACACCTATGATGTGCCTTTTCCACAGGAATTCACCATCACCACACAGGTGTTGATATTTTTAGACAAGTTTATAGACTGTCCATACTATTTGGCCGCTGATGGCATCATTGTGACCAATGAGAAAAAGGCCATGGAACTTCACTTATTTTCAGGCGACATACGCAAATATGGTTTGATCAAAGCCATGGCTAGACCATTAGAATCTTAAATTATCCACAATTTACAAGTGTTTTTAAACTGTTGAATCTGAACACTTTTTTCTTTCAAAAAAGTTTGACTTATTATTCTTCAGATGCTATTATGTAATAACAATAAGGCACTGAAACAAACTAAAAAAAGGAGTACATTATGGCAAAGTCAGACAAAGACAGTCTAGCAGTAAGGCAGATTAGTCCCAACAACGCAAAGAGAAGCATCACACACGCAATCAACAAACAACGTCCTATATTTTTATGGGGAGCACCTGGTATTGGTAAATCCGATATAGTGCATCAGATTGCAGACAGCATAGATGCCAAAGTGATTGATATCAGATTAAGTTTATGGGAACCCACAGATATCAAAGGAATTCCCTATTATAATGCAAAAGAAAACAATATGATTTGGGCCTCTCCCAGTGAACTGCCTACAGAAGCAATGTCTAAAAATCATAAAAAAATTATACTATTTTTGGATGAAATGAATTCAGCCGCTCCATCAGTACAAGCGGCAGCATATCAATTGATTCTCAATAGAAGAGTGGGCACATACAAACTGCCTGACAATGTGGTGATTATTGCCGCTGGTAATAGAGAAGCGGACAGAGGTATCACATACAGAATGCCTGCACCGCTGGCCAATAGATTCATACACATTGAAATGAAAGTGGATTTTGAGGATTGGTTTCAATGGGCTGTGCAACACAACATACACAAAGATGTGGTGGGATTTTTGACATTCAGCAAAAAAGATTTATACGATTTTGAGCCCAAGAGTTCAGGCAGATCATTTGCAACTCCTAGATCTTGGACATTCGTCAGCGAATTACTTGGTGACGAAATAGACGAAAGTACCACAGCCGACCTAGTAAGCGGTGCTGTGGGTGAAGGGCTCGCAGTAAAATTCATGGCTCATAGGAAAGTAGCTAAGGACCTACCAAATCCATCTGACATCCTGTCAGGGAAGGTAGAAAAAATGAAGACCAAAGAAATCAGTGCCATGTATTCCTTGACGGTCTCCCTTTGCTACGAACTGAAAGACGCATGTGATAAGAAAGATAAGAAGTTTAATGACAAGGTCAATAAGTTTCTTAGATTTTCTATGGATAACTTCGACACTGAAATAGTGGTGATGGGCATTAAACTTGCACTCACACAGTATCAGTTGCCAATTGATCCAGACAGTATCAAATGTTTCGATGAGTTCCATGAGAAGTACGGCAAGTATGTGATTGCCGCACAAAAGGTTACTCCAAAAGAGTAACCATATTGGGGCACCCTTAGGGTGCCCTAATTTCATTAAATGATTATGAACACAAAACAACAAGAAAAATTAAACAAAATACAACAAGAAGTGTTGGATAAAATTATTGTGGCCAGAGTAGGATTGTTGTTGAGACATCCTTTCTTTGGCAACATGGCCACTAGATTGGGCATTCAAGAGTGTGATGAATGGTGTCCCACAGCAGCCACTGATGGCAGAAATCTTTATTACAACACCAAGTTTTTCAGTAAACTTTCTTCAAGAGAAATTGAATTTGTGATAGCACATGAAATACTGCACTGTGTGTTTGACCACATTGGCAGAACTGAACAAAGAGATAGACAGATCTACAATGTGGCCTGTGACTACATTGTGAACAACACATTGGTGAGAGACAACATTGGTGAAAAACCCAAAGACATACCCATATTCCAAGACTTCAAATATGAAGGTTGGAGTTCAGAAAAAGTGTATGATGAAATTTATAAAAAATATGACGAAAAACAATTGCAAAAATTAGGTCAACTGTTGGATGAACATTTGGATTGGGGTGATGACAATGGCCAAGGACCCAGCAAAGATGACAAAGACAAAGGCAAACAAAAAAAGCCCGCATTCAGCAAAGAAGAATTGAGAAAAATAAGAGACGAAATCAAAGATTCCATACTGCAATCAGCTCAGGCAGCAGGTGCAGGAAACCTACCCAAAGAAGTGGAAAGAATTGTGCAGAGCATGACCAATCCCAAAATGAATTGGAGAGAAATATTACAAACACAAATTCAAAGCACCATCAAAAGTGATTACAGTTTTATGAGACCCAGCCGCAAAGGATGGCATTCAGGTGTGGTGCTGCCAGGTTCGCAGTTTGAACAAACCATAGACATTGCTGTGGCCATTGATGCCAGTGGATCCATCAGTGAAAAACAATTGACTGTGTTTTTGAGCGAAATCAAATCCATCATGGATCAATACAAAGATTACAAGATAAAAGTGTGGACTTTTGACACAGAAGTGTACAATGAACAAGATTATGGTCCCAATGATGGTGACATCAGTCAGTACAGCATCACAGGTGGTGGTGGCACAGACTTTATGTGCAATTGGGAATACATGAAGGCAAATGACATTGTGCCCAAAAGATTAATCATGTTCACAGATGGATATACCTACGACAGCTGGGGTGATCCCAACTATTGTGACACAGTGTTTGTGATTCACGACAACCACAACGATAGAATCGAAGCACCATTCGGTATCACTACCAAATACGAGGACTGATGTTGCAAAAAAATGGTGAGCCCAATGCTCTAAATTTTTTTGGTATTAGAAAAGTG